CCAAGAAAAAGACCGAGTATTGCCCCAAAACGCAGGCTCTTTGGGAGATGTATAGATGGCATGAGGAACATACTGCCATGCTAGTAATTCTTAAAGAATATCTCAGCACTCCGCATTACACCAAATTTTACGCAGAAAGCATGATTAATGTAATGATCAGCAATCAAATTACCAACCAGTTTGAAATGATGGAAACAGCCAAAATTGAGATATAGGAGAAAGGCATGCAATACCAAGGCAAATTGTGGGATAGATATCAATGTTATTTGGCTTATACAGACGATGAAGTTCCTAAAACTTTTGATGAGTGGTTAAATTCTTAATAGGAGTAAGTGATGAGTAAATTTTTAGAACTACGCAAGATCAATGTAAATGAGCATACAGACCGCAAGGGTAAATTTACATATTTAAGCTGGGCATGGGCAGTAGACCAGCTATTACAGCAAGATCCAGGCGCAACTTGGGAATATAAAGATCCCATGTATTTTGCAGAGACGTTGATGGTATTTTGCTCGGTTAACGCTTTTGGCAAGACTATGACGGCCCAACTGCCTGTCCTAAACCACCAAAACAAAGCTATACCGAACCCCAACGCAATGGAGGTCAATACCGCCATGCAACGCTGCCTTGCCAAGGCCATCGCCTTACATGGTATCGGTTTGTATATCTACGCAGGAGAGGATATTCCTGAGGAAGATACACCTGACTTAACGGACCAAGCAGATACTTGGGTAAAAGCAATCAACACAGCGAAAGACATCGATGAACTCAAAGTCATATACGGTAATGCCTATCATCAACTCTCAAAAGATAAATCCGCAGTCGCTAAGATTTCCGCAGCCAAAGATGCCAAAAAGTCAGAATTGGCAACTAAAAGCGATGTTTGATGAGATTCTAAGAAAGGCACAAGAGAAATGAATGCAAAACAAATAGCTGATGAATTGGAAAACATTTATTGGATACAGGGCGATGGAAAAGGCAAACCATTTCAGCAATATGCAGACTTTGTGCGCCAGCAACAAGCTGAATACTATTCTTTACTTGTTAATCACGACAAACTTTATGCAAAAGTAGTAGAGCAACAAGCTGAAATTGAGGCGTTGAAAAAGGAAGCCGCACTACAAAGGTTATCTGACTTTACGCAAGAAGCTGAAAAGACACTAACAGATGAGGAAATAATTGAAATTTGGAGTGGAATGGAAACTGACACAGGTGAACAAAACATTGCGTTTGCTAGAGCAATACTAAGAAAGGCACAAGAGAAATGATTGAATCTTTAGTAGAGCCTAGCCCTTTAGACAATGATGTGGCCGTCATGAAAATACTGCAACTTATGGGTCAAATTAGCTTGCGAGACCTAGAGTATGTTTTAAAAGTAGTGGCTGCGGTTTATAAAAAGGTTGCTTAACATGACCACATTTACAACAGAAGATCGAATAGCCGTTGAACCAATACCATTTGCTGGGCTTGTGGACCTAACCGTAAAACAAGGCACAAATGAATGGCATCAAATGCGCCTTGGAAAAGTAACGGCCTCTAGGGTTGCCGACATACTCTCAAAGACAAAGACAGGGCCTTCAGTTAGTCGAGTCAACTACCTGATTGAGCTTGCCTTACAACGAGTTACAAAAGCCCTAGAGCCATCTTACACCAACGCATCAATGGAATGGGGAACTTTAACTGAACCGCAAGCGAGGGTAGCTTATGAAGTTGCAACTGGTAATTTTGTCGATCAAATCCCTTTTGTCGATCATCCTAAAATTAAGTGGTTCGGTTGTTCTCCTGATGGCCTGGTTGGGGACGATGGACTTATTGAAATTAAATGTCCTAACTCTCCTACACATTGGTCCTATATAAAGGCAGATGAGCCACCGAATAAATACATAATACAAATGCAAGCACAAATGGCGGTTACAGGACGTAAATGGTGCGATTTCGTATCGTTTGATCCTAGAATGCCTGAACGCAGCCAATTGTTTATAAAACGTATTCCAAGGGATGCAGAGTTTATTCTTTTTATGGAAGCAGAAATTAGTAGTTTTTTAAGTGAAGTCGAGGAGGAAGTAAATTTAATGGAGAGCAAAGATGCTTAAGGAAATAAAACTAATCTATTCATGCAATATTGCTGGATATAACACCCATCTTATTGATAAAGCAGAGCTTACAAACTGGTTAAATGGCCAGTTAAAAGCATATGTTGGAGCAAAAGATATCGGAATTATGGGTAATTCACAACTAGAAACTACGGAAGAGGAATAAAAATGTCAGTTAAATACTTTGTAAAAGCAGCGGTTTCGGAATATACCGATAAAGAAGGTAAATCTAAAAAGAAATACCAGTCTATTGGTGTAGTTATGGAAACCAAGCATGGGCTAATGTTAAAAATAGAAACCATTCCTGTGTTTGCTATGAAAGAAGGTTCAATTTTTGCTTACCTAAACGAGCCTGAAGATAAACCCCAAGGACATTCTGCGCCACAGAATTTAAGTCAACTTGAAGAAGATATTCCGTTTTAAGGAGTTGTTATGCTAAGAAAGGAAATATTTAAGGAGCGGTTTCCTGATGCTCCTGAAGATGGAACGGCCCAAAAGTTATGGGAAATGGCTTGGAATGAGGCTATAAAGACTGCAATTAAGCACATTGACATTTATACAACCTTAGATCAAGCTACAGCCAGGGCCTATGCGATGAATATTATGGACGAATTGGAGGGGCTTGCATGAGTGATTTTATTTGGACCGCATCAGGAACAGACATTACTGAAAGGTGGAGGCTGAAATACGGCTGGATTCCACCCTCAGAATTGCCTGAATACCATGAAAAATGGAAGCACTATCAAGAACTGCCTCTACGCAAACTTGACGATCAAGCCAAGAAGCAATATGAGGCAGCAATGAAAAAGGCTAAGGTAAACAGAATTACTTAGTATTTCCGCATATTTGGAAGAGGCGCTTCTGCTTGGCTTTTGCCTTCAGGATGCGCTTTTTCCATTGGGAGGCTCATGTGCTTGTCTAATTTGGCTTCCAAACGCTTTAATTCATGCTCTGTGGCCTTTTCATGCTCTCGCTCTACCACATAGTGGCCCTTGGCTTTTCCAGCGCTTGCAGCGCCTGTAATCTTGAAACTGTCTGCTTTCATTTTATGCTCCTAAAATATCCATTGCTTTGTGAATTGCGGAAATACGGTGATCTATACCTAGTGTGCCACCATTGATACGTTTTGTCATTGTTGTGTAGTCTTCGGCATCGGCTAGTGCGTTTAGGCCCTTTTTATTCCAAAACCAACCAGCGGACATAACAGCGTTTTCAGGCTGTAGTAATAACTCAGGTGTATCGGTTAATAGACGATTAATTGCATCACCACATACAGTATAGTTGCTACGACCAGTAAGTTGAATAATTCCTCGTCCATGAAATTTCCATCCATCCCCATCTTGGGTATTGCCTAAGTCTGCTCTACCGCCATAAACCTTATTAGCAATCTTCTCAGAATTGTTTTCATACTTTTCAGCAGTATCCATATCAGGAAAACGGCTGGGCCAAACTCTCATTAAAGCGGCAGCGGAATAATGAAGATTCTCTTCTAGAGTTTTAAAGTTATTAGACTCATGCTGACATTGTCCAATAAAGGCAGCCTGGCGCTTTGGTGTATTGATTTCGTATTTATCAAAAGTTGCATTTAAAGGATCTAGCCATTTAGCGTCAATCCCTAATGCTGTTAGTTGTTCATTTGTCATTTAAGCCTACTTGCTGATTTATCCAATCTTGTAAAGATATTAGTTGTTGGGTTGTTTGGGCGCATTGCTCGGCAACAGATAATAAGTTATAGGCTTGACCATTAATTGTGATGGTGGCTGTGCCATTGGGGGACATTGCACCGCTACTGGTGTCGAGCATCCTGCCATAAAAAGCATGGATGTTATTGATGTTATCTTGATAAGATTTTGAAACATTTTCATTAATTATCTCCTGTTCTTTTGCCTTGGCTTTGTTTTCTGCAATCTGTCTTTCTCCTGCTGCCACAACCTCAGTCTTATATTCAGCATATCGTAAATGCTCAACATAAAACCCAGCACTAAAACCACCAAAAACCAAAGCCAAATAAATGTAGACTTGTCCACCTAGACCGCCTAATAGATTAAGTAAAAAACTCATTGTGGGTCAGGCTCCGATCCTGATAGTTGTTTTCCTGCAACAGATGCAGCACCTGAACCTGAAATGATTCCAAGCGCACCAGCTAACTCTGTCAGACTAATTTCCTTGCCAGCATATATTAAATATATAGCTGAACCACCCACTAAAAAGAAACCAAGCATCCAAGCCCAACGAGCTATGCAGTGGGTTTGATTATCTTTTCCAGTAAGTATATGAGTCATTATTTCGTTCATTTAATACCCCATGTTAAATACCAGGCTATTACAGCCGCTAAAGCAAAACAATAAAACTGCACCTTGCGAACTTCTCTTAAATCATGCTGAAACGCTTCATTTGCAGCACGTTCCAAATTTTCAATATCTAATTTAATCTTCAAAACAGCATCCCATTCTTTAGCGCCATACTTTTTTACAAAGTCTATTTTTAACTTTGCCTCCTCATCGGAGATTTGCTTCTTTCGCTTCCAATCTTCTAGCGCTTTAATCAACGCTGTTTGCTTTTTAAATTCTGCTTCTTTTAAGGCTCTGCGCCTTTCATTTGCTCTTTTTTGCGCTAAATCTACACCGTCCTGTTGAATACCCTCAATGCTCTTAGATAACTTCTTGCTGGCTTCTCGACTTGCATCAAGACTTCCGCTAAGAGATTGCACCCCTTGCGAGATACCAAATGGGTCGGACATGGTTCATTTTTGCGTAAAGTAATGTATCAAAAAACCAACAAAACTAGAAACAGCAGAAATAATCATCATGCCAGCCCATAATCCACCTTTGGATTTATTGGCAAGACTTAATAATTCTTTTACGTCTGCTCTTAGCTCAGAAACCTCATGCTCCATAGCTTCTACTTTTTGCCACATCACACCAACTTTTACTGGATCAATTTCGCTCATAATTAACTCTTAATAATGAATGCAAGAGCATAATATGGAGGCATATTAGCGCCTGAACCACTTACACCAGCAGAAGTATTGGTTGTAGAAACAGAAATACCAGTAACAGCGGATTGAGTATTTTGATTATAACTATGTTGATATTTAGGATCTCCGCCTGTTCCTGAATAAGCTACGTTTGGTGTTCCATCGCCATATTGAACATGGAAATGTCCTGGATCAGTAACAGTAGAAGTTGCAGTATGAGTGTGCGAGACAACAATTGCATCAGTTGATCCGCCAGTCGCACCAACTGCATAAGTTGCGCCAGCGCCCAAAATAAACGAATTGCGCAAATCAGGAGCGCCATTTGTGCCATCGCAAAGTTGCCATCCGCTAGGAATAGAGCCAGTAGAACCTGACCAAATTGCAATTAATCCACTTGGTATTGTTCCGCTTACAGCTGGTGCATTTTGCAAGATAGGATAAATATTGTCTAATGTTTGTAATGTAGTTCCACTGGCTGTTTGAATTACAAATTTATATGAATAGCCAGTAAACAACCAAACTTCATTAGGAACTCTGCCACTAGAATCCAAAACAATAGGATTAGCATTAGCTGTTGTTCCACCATTATCTGTATAGGTGGCTAAAGGAGTGCTAGAACCAGCTTGGTATGTATAAATAAGGCCGCCAGCTAATGGCAATCCAGTGTTATCTAAAAATGGTTGACCTGAGTTGCCAACTGGGGATAAAAGAACTGATGCCATTATTGATTACCTTTTTCTTTTTGAACTTGTTGCAAATAAGATTGGAAAGAAGCCAATGGAATCTTACCAGCACCTAATTTGCTAGGCGCTTGTAATAATTGTTTTAAAGCTGTTTGACCAATACCTTTTTCTAAATAAGATGCAAACGCTGGACTGTTTAAAGCCTTTTGAACCAATTTAGGAGCAAGCACACCAGCAGCCACACCTTTGCCAGCGCCATATATATCACCTTCTCTTAAAGCCTCGCCAACACCCAAGGCAGCAGGAAGAGCGGCAGCATTTAATATGCGAGCAGTTGTTCCGCTATTTGGTAATTTTTCAGGCAATACATTTTTGCCAGCAGCCGCCAAATTAGCTAACTGTGGATCTTCAGCATAAAAAGAGTAGCGTTTACCTTTAGTTTTTAATGAATTGTATAGTTTAGATGGGCTAATTTCACCAGTTGAAAAGTCGGCAACATCCTCGACTTTACGCATATTGCCCCATTCTTTATTGGCTTGTTTAAGCAAAGCAACGTCTGCTTTGTTGCCATAGAACTCGGCTGAGTCGCTTAAACCTTTATTTAATAGGTCTCGCAAATCTCGAGCATATCCAGCAACGTCAACATCCTTGCTTCCTGACAATCTATCCAATCGCTTTTTAAGATTTTTATATTGGGCGGCATCTAAATAACCGCTATTTTGCTCAGCTTTTGAAAGAATATCGTCAATATTTTTTTGAATGATTTGATGCTCTGAATCTTTTAATGTATGCATAGCATCATCGTTTAATTCATTTAAAGCATTTTTAAATTGCTTATCAATACCAATATTGACTCTAGTGGCAACATCGTCATAAACATTGCCGATTCTATCTTTTGCAGCAGTAATTACTTCAGGAGTAATATGCTCTGCATCTTCACCAAATGTTTTAGCAATAGCTTTGTTGTAAGCAGATTTTTGAGCATTTGCAAAAGAAGCCTGTGCGCCTGCGGTAATTGGATTGTCATATAAAAATGCCTTGGCTCTTTCTAATACTTTTGAGCCTGTAGCTTGTGCAGCATCTAATGGCACACCAGCATCTTTTAATATTTGAACAGCTTTTTCACCAACAGGAGTTAATTGTTTAACAATAGGTTGAGCAATTCTGCCAATAGCATTAACACCAGCTTGGCCCAAAGCGCCAGTAGTGCCACCAGCCAATGTATTAAATGCTCTGTTTTCATCTTCTAGGGTTGGTTGAATAGCGCCCATAACAGCGCCTGTCATTGCTGTTTTTGCAATAGTTCCACCTGGAAGCAATAAAGACTGAGCAAGTTCGCCTGTAACATTTCCAGTTAAACCTGCGCCAGTTCCCAGTATTTCTTTATTAGCTTCTCTTTGAGCCAATATTTCTTCTTGACGCTTTCCAGCAACTTCTTTAGCAGAAGGCAGGCCTAGCTTTTCAGATGCAGCCTTTGAAAATTCAGGAAATTTTTCCTCAAAATATTGCGCCAAAGGATCTAACACTTGACCTATGCCTGTCATAGTTGTTTGACCTGATGCTTTTAAACCTTTTGCAAACAATTCTGTGTTTGACATAGGCTCGCCCTTTTCATTTAAAGGACGATTCTTTTCTACATCAGCAGGATTTATTGATCCAGCAACCTGAACTTCAGCAGGGTTAATTGGTTCATAACCTGAAACTGTTACAGATGATCCATCAGTTTGCACTTGGGTTGGATCAATAGGCGCTAATTTTGACGATACCTTTTTCAAGTATCCTTTGGTTTCATCAGCAGGGGGTTCATCACCCATAGATACAGCTTTGCCAGCTTTAGTGCCACCATTGTAATGAGCCAATGCTGCTTTAAAACTGCCATATTGCTTTTGCAAGTCTGACAAATATTTGGCTGCGCCATGAGCAGAACTTATAGGATCTGATACATCCACATTATAAGCATCGGCTGTTTCAGGCATAAATTGAAACGTTCCTTTTGCGCCTTTTGGACTTACTGCATTAGGATTTCCACCGCTTTCTACATATTCAACAGCAGATAAAGCGCCCTCAGGCAAACCATATCTTTGCTCTAGAGAAGCGTAAAGGTTATTCATTATTTGTATTCCCAATTTTTGCCATCGTCATAGCTTACAACGTCTCGGCCTTTGTATTTACCAAAAATAGCCTTGCCTTTGGGTTGCTCTTTTTCTTGAGGTTTTAAATATCTTTCCCTAATATGTTGCTGTGCCTCTGCAACATGAGTGTCAGGATTTAATTGTTTGTTTTTAGATTTTTCCAGCAAAAATTGCTGTTCGTCATAAGCCATTTGATTTTGCTTATGCGCAAATTCAAAAAAGCGTTTTAATGCTCTTGGATCGCTAGTGACGTCAGGATTATTCTTTAAATAATCATTCATCATATTAGCTGTTGGATTACCCTGTAATTGACCAATACCGCTAGTAACCGCTTGAGCAATAAACTTATTAAATGATTGTGTTGCAGATAAATCACCGCCAGCAACTTTGTCAACCAAATCTTGCGGTGCGCCAATAGCTTGTAATCTTTGAGCCAAATCAGCATAAGCTCTAGCTCCAGCACCAGGCTTAAATTGGTTCATAAGCTGTTCAGCCTCGTTAATACGAGCATCAACCTGAATAGCGCCACCAACCCTTTGTGTAAGGTCTTTTTGATAATCGCTAAAGTTGGCAACACCAGCAGTAGTTGGAGTAAGGTTTTGGCCGCCTTGAACATTAGGCGCTGTAACCGTTCCAGCTGCTCTATTTGTCAAGAATGGAGTGCCTTGAGCATTTGTATTAAATTGTGCCAAACCAGCTTGATATTGTTCAGCAGGAGAGGCCAAGCCACGTCTAACATTAGCTAAATGATTTTTATAACCTTCAATATCTTCTTTATCAATATATTGATGCGCTTGATCAACAACACCACCTGGTTTTAAAAGATCAGGATTAACGGTTTTTAACCATTTTTCAGTAGCTTCTAGTTCTTTTTTAATACCCTTAGCATCGCCAGATTTAAAAGCTGGTGAATTTTCTAAACCAGTTAAAGCTCCACCAGCAATTTGATTTTGATCTGATGCTAATTTAAGTTGCGCAGCTTGTGTAACGGCCTGTTGCTGTTGTAACAACAAAGGATTTACTTGTTGCGCTTGTTGATACGCTTGTGCGCCTCGAGCAACATTAAGCATATCTCCTATGCTTGTAGTTGCAGGGGGATTAATTTGTGAGGCTACTGTAGAAACATCATAATTTGCCATATTATGCCAATCCAATCATAGATAGATAATCAGCCGATCCACCAGCACCTAAACCATTTGAGGCATTACCAAACAAATCCATTGATCCACTACCTGCGCCAATATTATTCATATAACTTAAAGAATTAGGTGAACTATTAAGTAAATTCATTCCTGAATTTTGACCTTGATTAAGCAAAGATCCCAACATAACGCTGTTGCCAATATTTTGTGCTGCACCGCCATAAGCGTTTGCTGCGCCAACTTGACCAGCTGCGATTGCATTTGCTGCGCCTGTTTGTAGCTGGCCCACACCTTGGGCTGTTCCTGTTGCCAAGTTTCCAAGGTTTGAAACACCAGTTGCGCCAATATTTGCTATACCTGACAAAGTATTAAAAATATTGCCACGCTGAGTTTGGTAATTATTAAATGCGTTTTGATAGGCATTTCCTGCTGTTTGTTGAGTGTAATCTTGCAAGGCTTTAGCCGCATTACCGCTCATAGCGCCACCAGAGGCATTTGCCAGCTGTGCTGTAGCCTGTTGCCCTTGACCTAATTGAAAAGCGTAATTAGGGGCTAATTGAGCGTTTAAATCGGCATTGCTAAATTGATTGGTAAGATAAGGCATCATGCTAGATAACGCACTAGTGCCTTGTTTGCCTAAATCAATATAAGGCTGGTAATTAGGGCTTAAATTCTGAAGATTTTGCTGTAAAGTATTTTGAGCCTGTTGTGCGCCACTCGCTGCTGTTTGACCAGCTTGCGAGGCTCCGCCTCCTCCAAGAAGGCCACCTACAACGTTACCAACAATCGGTGCTGCGACTATTGCTGCACTTGCGCCCATAATTTCTCCAATCTAATGCCTAATTTTCGCATTTTTACAACAGTTTAGTAAATACTTTGTCAATAAGTTTATATCCCAAATATTCAAAAAGACTGCTGTTATCTGAGTGAACCTTAGTGTTGTAAAGAATACGATCAACACCCTCAGTTTTTAACAATTTTTCTGCAAATTGGAACATCCTAATTCCTACTCTGCCTTTGCGATACTCCTTTTTTAAGAAGTAAATATCCTCAAAAGCAGTCAAACAAGTCCTGTAATGAAGGTGAGGCATCACAAAAAATATGATGTAACCGATTAATTTTCCATCTTCCTTACAAGTTATAAATCTTAACTTTCCACTATCTAAAATCTGCTTATAAGCATCCCAATCAGGATCTAAAGGAAACGTCTTAGTAACCGATAATTCCTCATAATGATCCTGAATAATTTCCTTTAATTTGTCTAAATTTTCCAGCCAATCATCGTTTTTATATTCAATCATGGATTGTAATAAGGCACTTTAAATGGTTTACCGTTTACGGTAATGTTAATAAAACCAGCTGGCTTAGAGGGCAAATTAGCCGTTCCCTGAGTTGCAGTTGGTGCGCTAGTAAAGTTCAACAAATTCAAAAAATACTGTTGCCATGCCCTTGTTGGCATTTTGGTTTGGTCATCCAATAATGGAGTAATTGGATAAGGATTATTTTGGGATGTTCCCCATAAGCCAGCCATTAATTTTCTCCTTCAGAGGCTTTTAAATTGGCAGAAACAATGACTGCTTTAATTGGATCTGTAACAACTACCTCAAAAATGCGATCTCTGGCCCATCCAAGTCTGCGCCAAATAATACGGTTTTTATATTTTCCAACTTGACCAATTTGTGACCAATGTTCATTTGACCATGTTGAACCACCATCATTTGACCAGCGAAGCATAGCTTGTGGCACTGCACCAATAGTTTCTTGATTAATTGGGGGAGTAGATATACCTTCTAAACCAACTCCAGGTTGAAACTGAATTTGTAGTTCGTCAAAGTATTGGCGCTGCAAATCAGTTACCAAATGAGGGCATCTACGCAATCTGCGTATTTCGTCTCCATTGTCTGTGTAATTATTAGGATCAAGTTGATAAATTTGACCGTTTTGCCAATCACCAACTAAAACTAAATTTTGAAATACAGCGCTGCAATTAGAACGGTGACGGTGGAATTTATTTTGATTATCTATCCATAACCATTTATGCCATAGCGCTGTAGAAATATCATAAACCCAAGTCAAATCAAGGCTTGGGAATGTGACTACATAGCATTCATGTCCTTCTAACTGATAAGTGTAGGCAATAGCATCGCTAACATTCTGATTTGTAAGAGTATTTTCTACCGCATGAGTTGATATTCTTTGTGGAAAATATCCATTCATTGCTACAATTTCAGCTTGCCCTCGGTTGTTTTTTGCAACGTAAGCAAAAGAATTGCCAAGCCTTGCTACTGAAAAAGGCGCTGCAATACCATGTTGGCTTGATGAGCCAGGAATACGCTGAAAAGCAAATGGGAATGTTCCTTGATCTGACCAAACCTCGCTTGTGGTTTCGCCTAATAAATAAACTTGTCCATGATCAACAATTAATGAAACAAGATTGTCAGGCCCTGTAAATTTGCTGGCATAACTTAAACCGTAAGTAATTGGACTAAGCAAATTAGACGCTGCCCACTGCTGAGTATTAGGCCTGTTATATACAAAATAATTATCAACAATATCTACAATAGTGCCGCCTGAAAAAGCGCCATCAGAAGTAGGCAAAACGCTAAAGTTTAGCAAATACATGGTTTCTGAACCGACTGTTTGCGTTCCACTTAAAACATAATTTCCTGTTCCGCCAGTTCCTGTTCCAAAAGTTAAATTAAGTGTAAGTCCTGTGCCTGAACCATTTGTGGAGGTCGAGGCTGGATTAGCAGGGGTGGAAGTATAAGAGCCTGAGAAGGTTTGTGTAAGCGATGTTACAGCCCCAGAACCACCTATTCCTGTAACTGTATAAGTTGCTGGACTTGTGCCATAAACACCACCTAAAACGGTTATTGTGTCATTTACAGCATATCCTGTGCCAGCTGTAGCAATAGATTGGCTAAGAACTGTTCCTGAGCCTAAAGCTGTCACAACCGTATTTCCAGCAACGCTTGTTCCTTGAATTGTTTGGCCTGGATAAATTGTTCCACTAGATACTGCTGTAACAGTTAAAGTTGAACCTGATATTGATGCTGTAATAACACCAGCAACTGCCGCAGAATTCATCTGAATAGCAGTTGAAACGGTCATGCTTTGATTAAGTGTCCAAGTAGTTCCTGATCCGCTGATAATAATAGTTTCGTTTGTAACACCAACACCAAACAATGATTGATTTGCAGAAATTGTTCCGCTAATAACTCTTGTTACTGTAAGAGTTGTTCCTGAAATAGTTCCTTGAAATACCGCAGCAGATGGATTAGAAATGCGCCATGTATAGCGATAAGAGCCATCTACTATGTAAACGTTTAGTCCATTATCGCTAATTCCAACTTGCCCAGTTGAACTGTTAAGTTGGCCAATAATTGTAGGTGTAAAAGTAGAATTTAAAACATAAACATAAGGGCCACAAACTGCAACACAATATTGACCTCCGCTTACTGTTCTCATGCCTCTTACAGCTTGAGCATTTTGAAGAGTAACTACGTTAGTAAGGCCAGGAGTAGGATATAAAGCAATAACACCTCTTGATCCTTGAGGTTTAGTCGGATCAATCTCTGGACGCCAATTAATACATTCTTGTGCGTCTTGATAAATAGAGGGAGCTTCATAACTTGCTCCTACAAATCCAAAATCAGCCATTATCTAAAGAACCCACCTGAAAGAATCCATCCAGCATCTTTTTGACGGCTTGAAAGAATGGAATCTGCAAAACGAGCTGATTGCACAGGCTTCATATTTGTGCGTTTAATTGTTGCTTTGGATTGAGCAGCATACGAGTTAATCATTCCAATTTGCACTGGCGATGCTTTGCCATACATAGGCATTAAACGCTCTGCTAAACACCAGCGTAATGCCATCGTATAGCCTTGTGGCAAATTAATGTTGTCATAAAGAGTTCCATACCGAGTAAAAATGGTATCGGCAAACATGTGCATTTCGCCTTGGCTAGGATTAGGCCATACAAATATGTTGCCTAAGGTTTCGGCAGGCTGATAATACAAAGCCTTAGGCCAAGGACCAGCCAACGTTTTTAAACCAATCATTTCATAGTCATTAACGTTCAAAATAGCTACTGGATAGTCCAAACCACCGTTAATAATAGGAACACCGTTGGAATTAGTATTGATACGCACAAATGCAGAGTCTATCTGCAAAGGACGCTGGTAATAAGCGTTTATAGAGGTGCTAGAGGCTGTTTGGCTAATATTTACTGTATATGTGCCAACTTCGTTAACGTTGCCACCAGCGCCTGTTTTAAAGGCTGTAATAGTAGTTCCTGAGGCAATACCAGTGCCACTTAAAGTCATTCCCAAGGCAATAGCCCCTGATTGAATAGAAGTGACTGTTAGGGTATTCCCTGAAATTGAGCCTGTGAATATTGAGCCAACTTCACCGCCTGGTCCAATCGTATATTGCGTTTGACCTGAAACAATAGGGAAAATAATCTCAGTCTTATAGAAGACCATCATATCTTCATTTGACCATTGGTCAATCATATCATTGAGCATATCAAAAGCGTCTTGAGCCGCTTCAGGAGTTGGAACTTCTCCAGCCTCTAATGCGCCAATATCTTTTAATGCTCTTGAAACTATGTCATAAGGTTGTGTCATATTATTCCACTGTAAAAGTATTGGCTAACCAAGGAAATTCTACTTTTTTATTGTTTTCTAAATCTTTTATTTGATTTTCAAGGTTTAATTTCAAAATATTTACATCGTCTTGCGTATGATCTTTGTTGAGCCAATCAATTAAATTTTCTTCTTTAATTTGATCAAATGGAAGATTAACAGTTCCGTCTAAAAATGTATGATTGCCTTTAGTTTCTACTGTATTAATTCCATCTGTTGCAGAAAGCAAATATTCAACAGATTTAGATTCTGAAGTAATGGATAAAATTTTCCAAGTAAATTCCATTTTTATGCCCATTGTTCTGTTGGCAAATTTGGAAAAGTAGGATTAATAACTGGATTTATTGCTAATGCACGAACTTGTGAACGATAAGCCAAAAAATCTGCTTGATTTGTAAGTTTAGGTGTTCCAGTTGTTACATCAGATAAAGTAGACCAATCAGTAGCTTGCAAAAGTGCTTGTGCTTGTATTTTGCAAATTTCTAATAATTGTTGATTTGAAAGAACGACAGGATTCGGATTAGTAAAAACTTCATTCTCGTAGGTATATCCAATTTCAGCAGTATTAGATTGAACAGCAGAGTAAGTGCTGTCAAATCCTGCTGGTGGATTTGTAGGTGTAGTTTCATAGTCAATAATATTGACCACTACACCGTTTTGAATGATTGCATATCTTTGCATTATTAATCCTACAAGTAATATTCTTGAATAATAATTACACCAGCCGCACCGCCACCGCCAGGTGAACCGCCTGTTCCACCGCTACCACTTGAACCACCACTTCCTACTGCATAAGAGTAAGTGCCTGATACTGGAATAAATGATTCTGCATATCCACCAGCACCACCGCCAGCACCATTTCCTGAAGTTCCGCTGCCACCACCGCCTCCACCGCCAGCACCAGTGTTTGCAACACCGCCACCGCCACCAGTAGTATTTCTGCCACCATATCCAGCGCCTCCAAAAGGATTTTCACCGCCATTAGTGCCAGCATTTCCCAAATTACTATTTTGACTTAAACCAACTGCACCACCGCCTGTAATATTTACTTGGCCTCCTGAAGCAGAGCCACCTTGTGCAGACAATCCACCGTTGGCGTAAAACTGACCGCCTGTTCCTCCATTGGCAGTTAATGAACCAAATGTAGTATTTCCACCATTTCCACCATTAGTTGCGCTACTTGTTCCACTACCACCGCCACCGCCACCACCGCCAGCAATACGAACCCAAATTGCTTTACAGTTTGTAGGCGGTGTATATGTTCCTGAACCGCTTGTGTATATAGTGGTTGTATATCCATACGCAGAACCTACAAAAGTAGTAGCTGATGCAGTTCCAGTAACTGATAATGGATTACTTGGCAAACTTAAACCATTATTGATTCCAACATAACCACCAGCAGTAATAACTACTGGAGTAGAAGTATTTCTTGGTAAAGCGCCTACACCGCTTGTATTAATACCAATAATTAAAGGTGGTGAACCGCCAGCACCAATAGCATCATCTACACCAAGACACCAAGTTGCATTTGTATTTGTATCGCTTGATGCTTGTCTGCGTAAATAAAAACCAGCTTGAGGGCTTCCTAATGCTGCAATACTTGTGCATCCAGCACCGCCATAAGCAGCTTGTGCATAAATGGATGCTAAATTTGAAGTGCCACCAACACCAAAATTACCTGATAAATTTAAATATCCAGTAGATGGCACAAAACTTAATTTTGTAGAAGAGGTTGTAATGCCAGTAATAGTTCCGCTTGTGCTTGCGGATAAAGCAGGATAATAAGTTGAGCCTGAACTAGTATTATCTGTAACAGTAATTCCAGTTGTAATAGTAGTCCATGTTGGCGCAGATGTAGATCCTTGGCTGGTTAATACCTGGCCAGCAGAACCATATCCTGTTGTTCCGCTTGTAGCAGGTGTTGTGCCTAAGTTAGTAGATAAACCAATAGCACCGCTTGCGTTGATCACATGGGCATTATTTGGGGTAGCGCCCCAAGGGAAATATATCTTATAACCGTTGCCTGATCCAACAGAAATATCGCCATCATGACCTGAAAAATAAACACCGTTATTAATGCTGTAAAAATCGGCTGGTGTAGATGCGCTAAATGTGGACGAATTCATGCCCATTTCAGCGTAATAACTAGAATCCGTTCCTAGGTTATTAGATACGACATAGTTTGCCGATGCGCCAGCGCTGTTGCTAAGGTTTTGAATAACTAACTGGTTATATGAACCGCTTGTGGTTGATCCAAATGAAGCAATAGTATTGGAAGCATTAAAGCTCAACACAGGGGTTGTGCTTGTAACGGTATTGCCACTTAAAGTAGTGAAATCACCACTTGAGCGAGTTGTTGCGCCAATCGATACACCGTTTAAGGCGCTAACAGTAGTGCCAAGGGCCGCAGCTGTAGAGCCAAAAGTGATGCTCGAATTAGTAAGCGAACTGTTGCCAATATTGGTCAACGTATTGCTTGCGCCACTAATTGTTTTATTTGTAAGCGTCTGTGAACCAGCCAAAGTAGCTACAGTGCTGTCAATAGCCACAGTTACGGCAGAAGAGCCGTTATAGCTAGTTCCTGTTAAGCCTGTGCCAATAGTTAAAGCATTTGGGGCTGCTGCGGTAATAGTAGCGCTACCGCCTAAAGAAATAGCTGTGCCGTTTACGGTAATAGAGCTATTGGCTAATTGAGCGTTGCTAATAGTGCCACTTAAAACGCTAGTAGGAATGCTAGAAGAGGCCGTTACAGCGCCTGTTCCGTTGCCGAATAGGTAACCGCTCAATGTGCTTGCGCCTGTGCCACCGTTGGCCACAGCAACCACTCCTGTTACGTTTGCAGCGTTGCCGCTAATATTGCCACTTACCTGAGAGCCAGCAATAGCAATAGAGGTGTTTGTAACGCTTGTTACTTGGCCGCTTGCATTAGTAGTAAATACTGGAACGGTAGATGCAGAACCGTATGTTCCTGCTGTTCCTTGCGGAGTAATGCTAAATACTGAACCAGTAAGGGTTAACCCTGTGCCAGCAGAATATGTAGCAGAGGTTGTAAATTGCGACCAATTGACCGCTGTTGTTCCTAATGTGCCACCTGGTTGCGCTGTGCAGAACCAAGCCCCACCAGCTTGTGTGCCGTATTCAATAAAGGAAATAGCGCAAATAAGCTCATTCCAGGTATTAGCATCGGAAGAACGAGCCCAAGCGCCACTTGCGGCAATATAAATGCCGTTATTAGCGGCAGTTGATTGGTTTTTTACTAATACTCGGTCACCAGCTAATGTGGTGTAACCATCAATAGTTTGCAGGCCTGAAAGCGTAATATTCGTTAAAGTAGCTACGGCACAAGGCTGTTTCCAGCTAATGCCTGCCGCATACGATTGCAACGCTAAAAGGTTAACAATATCGGTTGCACCGCTAGGCTGAGTTGTAATTTGACCAGTAGTGGTGGTGATATTTGTAAAAGCACCAGTTGATGGGCTTGTTCCACCAATAGGGCTACTATTTAAAGTGCTATTAGTAATGGTTAACCCTGACTGAACAGGGTTAGCAGTGGCATAAAATGGCTGTCCTTGACCTATAAAGGTGTTAAAAGACCCATCAACATTAAAATAAGCCTGAACAGGCAGTAAATTCTGCGTTACAGAATCATTGACAGCCATATTAATTCCTTAAGATTGGTCAGCCATTGGCATTACATAAAGGGTTGTTCCTGAAGTTCCAATTGCAGTAATCGAAAAAATAGGAGGCACTGCAATAACTGTTGGTTGCGACATAGTTACACCCAAGACAAAGGATTGACTTGTATTTCCGCCTGTTGGCAATACAGCCGCAGGAGCAGAAGTTGGGGTAATAGTAATAGCAACAGGATTAGCTGAAGTATTTAAAAATCCGCAGTAGTTGACCTGGTCATTGCCATTTGGGGTAATGGTAACGGCTGTTGAGGCCGTTCCACTAACCGTAATAGCAGTTGTAGGGCCAACAAAACGGTAGACCGATGTGTTTGCCATGTTTATTCCTTAAG